CTTAAATAGAATTTATCTTGTTTTGTTCAAAATTGTCATTGTCGTATTGCACCAAGTCCACGCCACCTGCAACAACGGTCTGCGGCTGTGTTGCCCCTGCATTACGTACCTCATCCACGCCGCCAATTACTTCTTCGATTCCTAATTCATCAACGGTCGGGATGCTGCAACTGTTCTCATATCCGTATGCAATCTTGATGCGCATATTCAATACCCACCCATTAAGGCTGTCCTCGAATCGGTCTGCAAATGGTGTCATCGTCACGCTTTCATCCAGTTTGAACTCTTTTTCATCAGCAGATTCTTTACTCAATAATCCGACCACATCCTGCGCCACAAGTTGCAGGTCGCTATATATCTCGAAGTCGTTCTTCTCCCCATCCGTAACCAAGTCTGCAAGTATCACTTGAAAACTGAAATACATCGCCCTGCCTTGTATGGATGAATCAATGACATTGAACCACATCAGCGGATAGGTCGGCTGTGATGTGATTGTACTCTTGTCAGGCATACCGCCATATAATAACTTGCGAAAGGTCACATCATACAGACTGCCTATCCCGAAGCTATTTATCTGCCTGTGCTTTTCTGCTATGCTTTTTAGCGACCTTATCAGTCGGTTGATGCTGTACTTTGTCTTCACGCTTTAGTTCGTATTTGATTAGCTTCTGAATGTTTTTGTTAGATGTCCGTTTGTTCACCATTTACGCTTTTTGTATGGTTCTTGAAATCGGGGAATGCCTGCCCTATCAATGAAGTCATTGTCGCCATCGTCAAGCAGCATGCCGCTGAAGTAGTTCTGTATGTTCGGTTGTATGTCGTCGCCTGCATCGTTGCCGTTCTCATATTCGGGGAATAAGGTGCTGTTCTCGCATAGATATGCCGTTATGCGTTCTGCGTACCATTGCGCCCTGTTCTGCCACCAGTCAATGACATCCTTAACATCCTGCATCGATACCTGTGTGCTTGTTTCGCTCACCTTAGTCATTATTCCCTTGTTCAAGTAGCGCACGCTGATATACATCGGCGAATCAGCAAGTATATAAGCAATCATACAACGCTGTATGTAGTCGTTCATTAAGGTCAGGTAATTGCCTGCCAATGTACCTGCAACGACATCCGACTTCAACTTGTTGTACAACTCCGTGCCCAGTATCGGGTGGATGCGCTGTTCTTGCACATCGTCAATCAACTGACCAAGCACCTTGTAATCGATGTTGTCGCTTAATACGCTGTTGTTCTTTAGGTCTGCTTCTGATATGAATCGTACCATCTTATATCTTATTTATCAATGATTAAAACTTGTTCCCACGTATGCCTGCAATAAGGTACGTGTAATAACCCTGCCGTGTCGGGTACTGTGTACCATCCGCCTTTCATTCGCCATACGTCATACCCGAATATAGCACTCATCCTGTCTATGTCCTGCTTGCTGTATAACTTCTTGCGCTGCATCATCTTTTGGCAGAACTCACGACTTTCACCGCCTGCGCTTAATGGTGGCGCATCGCTCCTTAACGCATAGCGATACATCGTCGTGATGCTCGGTATCTTGCCCTGTGGCGTGATGCCATCCGTACCCCTTGCCGTTGGCGTGCGCAGTATCTGTCCATCACGTTCTGATTGCTTCAACCTGCCATCAGTGGTCATCTGTTCGATTAGGTTCTTGATGCGCTCTGTTTTCTCACGTATCGCCTTTGCAATATTCTCGATGCTGATGTCGGGTGTTTCTTGAAGTATCTTCAATATTTTATTTTCAAGCAAGTCTTTTTCAACGAACTGCTCGGCTTCATATACGCTGTTGAAATGTTGCCTTACCACCTTGACAATCGTCACGCTGTCCTCATCAATTCCGAATGTAGCAGCTATCTCAAGATGCTTCTTCCAATCCTTTGAATCTTTAGCAAATTCATCCATTGTGCTTTCGCCAAGCATCATATCGATGTCGGCATCGGTTAAGCCATATCCACCACGCAGCATAGTAACTGCCTGCTCATACGTCAATACGCCTTTGCCATATTTGTTTATGATACGCATCACGTTCTGCATCTGCCTGCCTGTAAGGTTGCGCAACGCATCATTGACCTGTGCCTGTTGTGCCTGCTCTTGTTGTTGCTCGGCTGCTACTTCCTGCTGTGCAGGTGTAATCGGTTCAGTTGGTATGATTGCAAACGCATTCGATATGCCTGTGATGTTCTCTGCGTGATAGTTGATTATCTTTTCAACAATCTGCTGCCTGCCGTTCACGTACGTGTTCTTGAATAACTCATACGCATCAAGCATCTCTGTTCTGCCACCCAGTTGACCCTCGACGCGTACACCCATAAGCATAGGGCTTACAATCTGATGCCCGACAAATATCTCTTGCAGCACGGTCTTGTTTAATATCTCGAACTTGGTATCGCTGTCATCGGGTTCCAGTGATTCGATTACAGGTGCTGCATCTTTGTTCGGCACGAAGTTCAACACGAACTTGCCTGCATTGTCCGTGCCTGCCTTTGTGTACTTGAACTGCTTACTTATCGCACGCATCTCTTCTGCGGTCGGCTGTTGTGCAATGAAAGTAATTACCTTGCCGCCCCAAAATCCGTTCTTGATGTTGTTCAGATGGTAGTTGCTGATTTCAATATCCGTTTCTATGTAAGGAATGCAACCGATGTAGTTCGGTATTGGATAGACCTTTGAGCCTGGTCTATACACCTTGTAATAAAATATCTGCCTGCCTTTGCGCTTGGTTATGTCAAATGAAGGATATTCAATGACTTCAGGCGTGTTGTATTGCGCCCATTGTGGGCTGTAATAGAAACAACTGCCATCCACATTCGACCGCACATTCTTGAACTCCAATACTTTCATCTCATACGATGTACCTGCCCGATTCCATATACATTCAATCGCACAACCATTATACAACTCCAAGTCTGTAATCAGTTGGTAGGTGAACTCATTCATCGACTGCCATCTGTTCACGCTGTCGTATAATGCCTGCACCCTTGCATCTTGAACCTGCACCTCTACACCCTGCCCATATACATAGGTAATCTTTGAATTGACAATCGCATTGTGCTTCGCAGAACGATTGTATAGTTCAATCAAATAGTTCGGATATAGATTGTCCTCACCATACGTCACATATCCATCACGTGGTCGCTCGATGTTGACTGGTATCTTGTGTGCTTCAAGTTGCACCTCATATAGGCTCGCCTTATCAGTTGTTTTTCTCATATATCGTATTGGTATTATTTACTTGATGTGCAGTTATTGTGCTGCGTTGCCAAATTACTAAAGCCAAGCCACGTTCAAGGACTTGACCTGCTCCTGTTAGTACCGTGTATTCGTGATAGCCTAAGTCAAGGTTTACTTCGCCATTCGCTGCAATCGGATTTGTCGTGTCCTTTATCGTCAGCAGGTTGTATCGCTTCCTGTAATTGCTGATGTCAACCACGTTGCACTGATTGACTTCGTTTGTCTGCTTCGATTTGAATTGAATAACGAAATTCGTTTCGTCGTAGTCGGTCATTTCGCTTGCAGTGACCACCACCGTTGAATTGCCGTTCTTCTGCATTATTATCATATAAGTAAATAGAATATTGGCAAAAGTGTAATAAATAAAAATGCCCCACCATTACGGCAGGGCATTCTACAAAATCTATGAAATAATTTATGCAGGTAACAATAGTGCGGCAATGATGCCTGATGCAACTTCTTTCGCAGGCAGTGGTTCTTTGCCAGTGAACTCTAATTCGTATCCATTTCGGTCGTCAATTAGCTTACCGAATGTCGCAGTACGGTTGATAAGGTTCAAGCCGTAGCCTTCGCCATATAACCAGTATTTGTCATTGGAATCTTTAACGATGATGCAGACACGATTCTTCGCAACGATGTACAACTCATTGCGCTTGTTCGTTTCTTGCTTGTATAACGGTATCTTGACAGACTGCTCGTGCGCAATAGTGCCATTCTCGGGCTTCTTGATTGCATTCTCTGACACCTCGCCCTGCTCTGAATATAACTCGTATGTCCAGAACTGCTTGCCGGATGCCATTGTGATTGCAGTGATTGCGCCTGTTACCGTTGTAACTGCTGTTACGTTATTGAACTCGGTGATATATATTTCTTTTACACCACCTGCATTATCGCCTAAGCAGTCAAGACTGAAACCTTGTGTTAGTAAACAACTCATAATAGTAAGGTGGTTTTAAGTGATGTTAAGAATTTGAATATTCAACGATTTCAGATGGGAATGCAACCTGCCATCCACGACGATAACGGAATGAATATTTCACGTTCTGGTCGTCTTGGCTGTACCACATTTCTGCTGCTTCTTCTTCGTTAAGCAAGTCAACGCCTAAGAATAAGTTGCGGTCAGGGTCCATCGCAAAGATGAACGGATTGTCACCGCTGTTTGAACCAAGTCCATCAAGACCGTGAACAGGTATGATTTCGTGTACTGAACCTTCAGCAAATATGTTCTTCTGATTGCCGCCCACAGGGAAGTGGAACAAGTTGTCGATGAACATCTTTTGGCGATACAATTCAGCGATGTCATATCCGCAGAATATTTTCACACCTGCATTACCTTTCAACTGAACAGGAATCTTCGCCACCACGTTCTGCATGATAGTGCGCACGTTTGATGTGGTCACTGGTCCTGCAACCGCAGTCGCTACATTCGTACCCGTTGCAGCCTTAATGATTTTTGTCAAACCATCATAGATTGACAAGTATGCAGATGTTGAAGTCGTGTCGCCCTGCCAGTCAGCAGTTTCTTGATGCTTCTTAATCTGCTCAACGATGTCAGTCACAATCTTTGCAGGTATGTCTGATTCGGTGTACTTCTGTCCGTTCTTTAACAGTATCTGTGTCCACTTAGCTTCAAGTGTACGAGGACAAAGTGTGTCCTGATACTTAACCGCTTTAGCGTCTATCTCACGCTGCGTGAATGCAGTAGTTCCTGATGCAAGGAATGAACAACCATCACCTGACTGTGGAATCGGTGTGTTGGTTAAAATTTGCAAAGCCATTTTGCTCTTAACACCTACTTGCACGTTTGCCAATGCAGCGGTTTCTGATTCGAAGTGTAAGGCTGTGAGCAGCTCCTTACTGGTTTGGTTAACGTAGTCCGTTAACGATGAAACTGAAAATGCCATGTTATTTAGTTTTTATTGTTTTTAATGTGGTTAGTATTGAATCGATTTTTTGTTGCTTCTTGTCCTTTGCTGTGGTGAACTGCTGATTTTCTTTTTTCAGTTCTGCTGTTGGCAGGTCGCCTATCTTCTCAATCAGTTCAAACATCTGCTTGTTTGTTTCTTGTTGCTTGCTGATTTCGGTTTCAATAGCAGACATCTTTGCGTTGATAGCATCCATCAGTTCCTTTAACTTCTTGCCCATATCTTCTTCTTCTTTCTTTGGGTACATACCTGCTTCTGTTTCGGCAGGTGTTGCAGGAAGCACAGGCTCGATGGCTGTGATAAGTCCGTTCGCTGTGGTTACCTTTGTGCCATCTTCAAGTTCGTGCGTTCCATCAGGCGCAGGGTTAGTGCCTTGCTCCGTTACGACCATAAGCGGATAGCCCACTTCAAGTTCGTCATACGTTATCATAGTGCCATCTTTCAGCTTGCCCTCGCCCATCATCTTTTCTTCTTCTTTGGTTTTTTCTGTGGCTTCAGGCATAGCTTCGCCAAGCCCTAACAGGATGCGCATCTTTGCGAATTTTTCTTCGCCGATTAGTTCTTTTATTGATTGTTTGATATCTGACATAGCAGGTTGTTTCTAATAAATAGAAAACCTGCACAGGTGTTCAACTTAGCACATCTTTCAGCTTGTTGATGACCTGCTCATCCGTTGCAGTTATCAACTTCTTTAAGAAGAAACCCTCTACGCTGAAACCTTTGAATGTGCCTGCCTTTATTAAGTTCCACACCTCGTCATTCTCTATCTTATACGAACCGAACCAACTGCCATCGGGTATGTTGTCGAAGCCTGTCGGTGCTGTTATGCCACGCTGTTTGTCGATGATGAAGCTCTCGAACATATACACGCCCTCTACCTGCTGACCGTTGTGCATCAAGTTCACCGAATGTTGGAATCCATCCTTGTGGTACTTCATTACAAGCTGCTCAATAGTCGCTGCATCGAATACGACATAGAACTCGAAGCCATCCGCCCCCTTGCGATATATAGGCAGGTTGGCAATCATAAGCGGACCAGTTACTATCCTGCGTTCTTCATTTTGCACTGCAAATTTCAACTTCTGCTCACGGTCTATTTGTTCAAGTTTACGCTGCGCCCATTCGATACCTGCATCGCCACCCCACGCAAGCCACATCAACCGACCACAACCATCGCCAAGTTCTTTCTGTGAATTTTGTCTGTGCCGCTCAAATGCTGCCATACGTGCAATCGTGTCACGGCTGATAGGTTCGCCCTTTGCAAGTTGATTCGCCCTTGCCTTGCCTACTGCTGTGCCACAATCGCCCCATCCATTTTCTTCTGCCCAACGCAATGCCACCTTTGCATTCTCTGATGCCTGCTTCGGATAGTCGTCATAGCTGTCTTGGAATTGCTCCGACATCCCTTTATTCTCATACATACTGATGCACATCGCAATGGCTTGGTCTTGCTCCTTGCCCTCGTCAATCATTGCAGGTATGCAGCGGCTTAAAAATTCTGACTGCGTTTCGCCTGCCTGTGGCTCGATGAATATCTCTGCATTGAACTTCATCCACATCCGCTCGATAGCAGGTTGGTCAACTAAGGCAACGGCGTTCAATCCTGTATCGCTATTGTCGTCAATTATCATCTTGTAAATTGGGAACTTATCCATATAGTGCTTTTGTTTTTATGTCTGTAATTCTGTTTTGTGATGTGCTGATATCATCTTCAAGAACATACGCCTTAATCGGTTGCTGCCCTTGTTCTTGTCCTTGTGGAATGATTGTGCCTTGTGGGTTGAATACTGGTATCGTCGGTGCTGTTAGCGTTGCTCCACCTGCTCCTGCGCTTCCGCCGCCCTGCAATGTTGGTGGTGTTGATGTGCCTGCCTTTGATAATAAGGCACTTGCTTTGGCAATGTTACTCACAACCAATGCAATACCTGATGCAATGGCTGCTGCCTTTTCAATCGGCGTAACACCTACTTTTGAACCATCACGAACCATCTGTGATATGGCAATGGCAGTATCTAACAATATCTGTGTTGCTGCGATTTTCTTTTGAAACTTCTCACGCTGCGCCTCATTCTTTATCGCTATGTTGCCAAGTGATGCCAATGCGTTCAACCCACTCTGTGCAATGCTGAACTTTGCATCCGCTGCCCTTTGTGCATTTGCGATTTCTTCTGCATCTAATTTTTCAGTCGCATCCTTTTGTCTTTTTTTTGATGCAATGACGAAGTTCGCTATTGCTTCAGCAGTCAACACTGGTGCTGAATTTTCAGGCGCAGTGACACCTGTCACGGTTTTAGTTCCTAATCCTCCAATTTCAACATCACCCCTGCCTGCCTTTAATGCAGCATCACGTTTCGCTTCTTCTTCATTTATTTTTTTTAATATATCGAAATACCTCTGACTGCCAATAACAGTATTTTCAAGTTCTTTATTGTAGTTAGCAATGGTTGCGTTATATGCAGCCGTT